ACTTGGGGATTTGTGCTGTCTCTATTTTGTCTTGAAACAAATTGCCGATAATCGCATCTCGATACCAGTTATCCTTCACCAACGTCTCTAATCCAGACGCTCCTTGCCACGTCATGTCCATGTTCGTTGCTGTAGACTTCCAGACTCCCGAAGGCATAGAAGTAACAGGAGCATTTGTCCATTGAGCGATTAAGTAATCGACATACTGATAAGTTGGCGATACAGAGAAGGGGTCATCTGTCGTGCCAGCCATAATTGGTCCAAACTGATAGTGAAACTTGAGGTTGTCTGCATTCTCAAGAATCACTGCACCATCTGGGTCTGCCCAGTACAAAGACGGTTCGGCAAGTTCCATGTACTGGGCATAGTGACTGCCGATGCCCTTGCCAAGTTCTAGCGTATGATTCCCGCCGATTGCCATTAAGGCATCTTGACTCCCTATCAAGTCATAAGACCAATTGTCCACAATGAGAGTTGCCTCTCTGCATGATGTACTCGCAGAACCTCCCTTTTTTGCGAATCCGACAAAATGCCAGTTCCCATCATCCAAGTTATACGGAGCAGGAAACTGCATTGTGTTAATTGTTGTGCCACCGCTCCAATAAGGGAGGATGTGTTCAGCATAGGAGAATGTGATAGTATCAGCAGCCGACAAGACTGCTTCGATTGCACTACTCGACGCCCAAGTGATGTCGAATATCGGGAGCGTTTGAGTCCACACTCCCAGCGTCTTGAACCACACACCGAATGCAATTTTAGTTTGAGTCGTTGCAGTGGCAACAGTCGACAAACCAAGTGCGGATAATGCGGGTGATGCCCAGTATGGAGTGGGGTTTGTTCCCGATATGGCCCAAGGCCAGCGAACTGAATAATCCTGTCCGGTGTGAAAGTCATTGACCGTGCGAGCCTGCCACCGCATACTGCGGAGTCGGTTTTCACTCTTCTTCATTACCAGCACCGTCATGTGCTGATTTGGCTTCAAGGTCCTTTAGCGCTTTGCCTTCATCGGAGTTGGCCAGAATAACTGCGAGGTCTGCCGCAGAACGGTTCCCCGTCTTGAGTTCCCAGTGATAATGATAAAGTCCTTGAGGGTCTGCCTTGCGCCCCAACACCGAGTAGTAAACTGCGTCAACTTGTAACTCCCATTCATTGAGTACTTCAGGTCGTGTCATCCCAGTATCCTCGGGGGTCGCTGGCTCTTCAATCACTGCATCCTCTTCAGGAGTCATCTCTTCAATCGCCTCTTCATGTGCTTCTTGCAGTCGTGCGATGAGGACGGCTTTTGTCCCGTCACTATCCAATCCTCGCAGTTCTAACAAGTCAACAAGTTCCGTTTTTTTCATTTTAGCGTATTCAGTCATTCATTGCACCTAACCATTACCGACACTTCTGCTCTGTACCCTTCGCAATTGCCAGCCTCTGGCTTACCGGGTCCGCACACATCATCTAAGAACCTTATGTCGACCGATTGCTCGGAACGTTCCAATTTGACGAAGTGCCACGCCGTCGACTCAACCCCCGCCATCCCAGTACTTGCGTCTGTCGGAGCGCACAAAGTTTGATTGTTGAGGAGTTCTTTGAACTTCTCCCACATTTGCCATCTGCCAGTCCTTGTAGGTGAAAACAATGTCACCATGACATACAAAGTTGTCCGCTGTGCAGAGGTTACACTTGGATTGTCAAGTTGGATGTGTTCGGATGAACCGATAATTGGAGAGAGCACGATTTGAAACTGCTTTTGTCTCTTGAACTCTAACCAACCATCATTCACAACGGGGGACCAAACCCCGTCCGGAGATGCCATATTGTTGACAATTAAATCCTTCAACACCTGCCATGCATCCGTTGCGGGAACACCTGCGTTACTAATCACCATCAATAGCCACCTTTCATCCCAAATGTTGCTGCGGTTGTCTCCGCTGCACCCTTCACTAAGTCAAGTTGGTCCTTAAGTTCTTTAGCCGAATCATCTATCAGTCTGCGCCAGAACTCCTTGATTCGGTCTGTACAGTTGTCGTCATTCATGGCTGCTCTGCCAGCCTGTCTAACAACTAGTAGGATTGTCGCCATTTTAGCCTCGCTTGTCGGAGTAGTTCTGCCAGCGACGTAAACGAACTTCAGGAATTGCTTGATGTTGCCAGTGAACTTATCCATGAATCGTACAATACCAGCATCGCCATCCTCTATCCAGAACGTATCCGTAGTTCCTGAACGGAGTCTCGATTCGGTCCATGTTGTCTCCGACCCGTCATCGTCCACTTCGACTAACGATGTCACGGACACAACAGGTCGGTTCTTCAGGACAAGGTGTGCCATGTTTGTGTATACATCAAAGTGTTCAGTGAATGTCGGGACTACATCATGCGCTATTGTCTTGCGAGCGTATGTGTCCACTATGCGACTAGCGTTAGTAATCATTGTGCCAATTTGTACATCAGTTGGACCTATGCCTAAAGAGAAGTCAACACCTGAATACGCTTCGACTTCTGCCAAAGTTGCGTAGTCAATTGCCGCCATTTATTGCCACCTTCAGTTGTGTGAGCCATCAGGCTCCGAACCAAAAGCCAAATGAGACCCAATCAAGCGGTGCTCAAGTTGTATATTTTGCAAATTGCTTCAGTGTATCGAACACCAAAAGCGATGTCTTCTCGTGGGATGAGAACGAATCTGTCCTTTGTTGGCTCATCTTCGAATCCGATGCTGAACCTGCGACTCGCCACCGTTGGGTTGCCAATCAGCGGGGAGCGGGTATTGAAGAGAAGAGCCACTGTTAGGTTAGTGGTTGTTCCGTCAAAGACGCCGCTTGCGTTGAAGTCAGTTCGGAGAGCGTTAGATGCGAACACCCTGATACCGTAAATGCGTCCGAGTTCACCATTGAGAATAGTTGCGCCGGGTCCGTACTTGTCCACCGTCTGTAGTTCGGTTGTTCCGAGTAGTTGGGCTTCAACCACGCGGGGAACGATTAGTGCTAGACTGTCTCGGTTGTCACCATAGACCGCCAAGTTCACCATTGCCTCACGGATTTTGGCGAGTGTTAGGACTGCTCCAGCACCGTCAACTGCGGTTGCGCCGGCGGACTTTAGTAGGCCGTCAAATTGAAGGAGGTAATCATTGGTTGTTGCGTTCACGCCGAGTACATTTGTACTAGCGTTGTAGGCTCCGTTCAGGTTGTCCGCGTATGCGGTTGTGATAACGATGTCACCGTTGAGGAACATCTGTTCCTCCACGAAGGCGAGTCTGGTCGCGATGTCATCACGAAGTACATTGAGTAGACCTTCAACACCATACGCCACCAAGTAGTTACCGATGGGGATGTTAGCGATTAGGGTCTTTAGCGTCATTGTGATTTGTCCGGTTGTCTGTGAAGTCTCGGTTGCAGCGGTTCCTGATTCAACGGATGAAAGACTCATACCGTGATAGGAGACGCTTCCTGTCAACTTGGGGACTTCAACTGTTTGTCGGCTCATTGGGAGGGCTGAAACCAGACCTCGTATGTAATTCCGGCTGTAAACCAGTTGAATTATCTCTTCTATTGTCTCGGTTGGGAGCATCGTGCCACCGGAGGACGTTCCTGCGCCCGCCAATGCAGCCTTGACCTTCTCAACCATTTGTTCGAATTGTATCTCTTCGCTCATTTTAGTCATCTCCTTTTTGTATATCCGTTTGGACTTTAACTTCAGCGGTTCAGGCCACCTCTGGAGACCAACTGCTGTTCCAACCAATCGCTCAATCCCTTCATACCGGGACTCACATGAATGCTTGGGTCGTGAATGTTAGCGCGTCTATCTGGAGTGGTCGGCTCTTCGACCGTTCCCTTGACTGACTTCTGGGTCGGTTCGACCGTGACTTCAACCGTTTGGGGAAAGTTCTTTGCTAGTTCTGCAACTCGCTCGGCTACCTGATTTGCGATATTGGCTTCTTCATCGGCTACTTCTTTCGCCGCTGTCAAATCCCCAACTAGTTCAGTTAAGGTTGCGTTCTGCGCCTCAAGTTCGGAAATCTCTTCGTCTTGAGTAACCGTCTTGTTAAACTGTGACTCAATATCATTCATCCGTGCGCTCAATTCGCCTATAGCCGTAGTAACTGCCATTAACGCTTCTGTCGGGCTTGGCATTGAAACATCTTGCCCTTCAGGGTGCTCCATCACTTCTTTAATCAGTATCTCTTCTGTCTCGTCCGTCATATCGGTCGCCTCTAATTTAGCCGATGAGGGTAAGGGGTCTATAAAAGTATCAGTATCTACAGTAGTCGGTTCAATTGGTTCTGCAAGTTCTTTGATGAGTGAGCCACAAGTACAAACTGCTTTTATGTCGCCACTGTCAGGAATCTCTGGGTGTTCAATAGGTGATTCGTGTGCCCAATTCTCAAATGTACACTGATTGCAACTGCATCCATCTACACAATCATTCTCTAAGTTCATCTCTGGGTGCTCATCACGGCTCATACTTGCCTTCTCACTAGAGTCGTCAACTATCAGTCTCTTCTCGACCTTGAATATCGCTTCTCTGGATGATGGGATGTCCACAACTGATGTCTCCACCCACTCAATGTCCGTGAATATCATGTAGCAATTGTCCTCATCACCGTCAATGCACTCCTTCACAGCAGCCTTTGCCATGAACCCGATTGAGAATGAGCGTAGCATACCCTTGCGGATTTTGCGAACAATGTCCTTCTCTCCACCGTCAATCACTGCGCGACCAATCGGGACATCGAAGTCGAAGTCTCCCCATTTACCCATTTCAACATCGGTCATCATCCCGATAACGCCATGTGTCTTGCTGTGATTGTATAGAATAACAGGGTTGACATCATATCCGTTTTCACCGGACCAGGCGTCCATTATTGCACCCATGTCAACGAGTTCACCGTGCCGGTCTAACATCTCCTGATTGCCGACATAGACTGGGCCTCTCACGACAATGTCGCCATCAGCCGCTTTGTTAAACTCGGTGTCCTCTGCCTCTCTATCTACATAAAACGGAACATTGAGCCGGAAGTGTACTTCCTCGGTCCAATCCCGGTTCGAACTAATATCTGCCCACTCTTCCGCGGGGACGATGACTAGACCCATTAGTGAAGCGAGTTAAGAGCCGCTATTTTAAGCAGTGCGGTGCTCAACGGTATGTACTGCCCACCTTAGCGTATATGTTCCACTGCTTCGTTATTCCCTTTGCAACAGCCTTTGGCAACTCCTTTTGATGAGCCTTAAGCGCCTTGCGCAGGAAGTATCTCCCAGAGTAATACATTGTCCCGTATTCAACCATGTGTGCGTAGTCGACGTTCTTAGGGGTTGATGCACCGCCGAATGTGACCTTTGAGCCCGACTTGAGTTTGCGTATTTTGCCTGAACGGCGAAGTGCACCAGTATCAACAGGGGCGAACTTCCTCGCAGTCTTAATGACCTTTTTCATCACTTCGTGCTGCGCTTTCACAGCCGCCTTGTCCTGTGCACTAGCAAACAAATCCATTGCCATTGCTGCCTTTTTGAATGCTCTATTAGCGCCGGGAAAAGTAGTTCCTGCCACTCATTCATCTCCGAGAGGTGCACCTACTGGCTCCATTGTGCACCTACAAAATGGGTGAGCCGGCAGAACGTTGCCTGCCTCATCAGCGGGGTATTCCATACTGTCAAACGGCAAACACAACTCATCGTCTGTGCGATTGTCCACAATGGAGTTGCGAATGAATGTCTTAACCCCTATCCGTCTGTAACCAACAACCAATGCGTGCTCGACTGCTCGTGATGCTTCGGTATCGCTCAACCGTTTGAAGAACCCGAACCTGAACTTGTCACCGTCAGGAGCGAGAATGGACATTGCATCCTCTTCACCTTTGGCATTCATCAGTTGGTTGCGCCTCGACCTCATGGTTCTCATCAAAGACGGATGCACCCACTTTACTGCCCAATAGCGAATTATGTCATAATCGTATTGAGTGAACTCAAGTTCTGGGTCAACTTGAGCAAGCACATCTCTGTACGCGTCCTCCATGACTTTGATGATTGCATCCTCCATATCTTGCCTGTAACGGCGCATCGTTGCATCAACCACACGGAACACATCACCGGTATTGTCCCCGATACCGTCAAACAGACCGGAGACCTCCTCCGCCAGGTTCTGTTGAATTGAGTTTAATTCAGCGACTACTCGATTAGTAGTAGTGGTCTTGATGGCATCAGCGACATCCTTGCGGTGTAATTGAATCCTCGTGTTGGTGTGTTCCGTCAAATCAGGAGTCTCCTCGATGAACAGAGGGCGCGGTGGGACCGGATACAACTCCTCTTGTGGTGCTTTGGGAGGTGCGTCATCCTGCGACTGATTGATGGACAACTTCGGGCTAACAAAGAACGGGTCGGCTGCTTCCATTTCATCAATCATCTCCAAGCCAAGCATGTCTCTGGCTTCATTAATACTAATTGCTGACTCTTGACGCAGAGCAGCCACTGCCTGTGCGTGTTTGGCGATAATCTCTGCACGCTCTCTATCTCTGCTGGGGCGTATCGAATTGAACACGAACTTCCAGTCGGACACTCCTAATAGAGTAATGATGTTGTTATTGATGAGCGACTCGACCCTTCGATGAAATGAGTCAATCACGTCATACCATGCATCCAATTGCTGTTCAGGATTAGACAACTTGCCGGTCTGCACCCAGCCTAACTTCATCGGAGGAATGCCGAACACAGCGCATATCTGTTCTCTGTAAAAGTACATCATGTCGAGGAACTGCCCCTCTCTGGATGAATCAATCAACTGGTGCATAGTGAATCCAGTTCCACCGTTAAGCGCAATCAGACCGAACGGGGTCTTTGCTCCTGTGAGTTGCTGTTCAATGAGAGCCAGCATAGCCTTCATCTCCGAATTGCTTATGTCACCCACATTGAGGATTGTCTTAGGGATAGTGCCCGTGAATAGTTCTCCGATGTATGCCTTGAGGTTCAACAGGCTGGCAATGATGTCCAACAGAGGAATGAGTGGACTAGAGCCGTATGCTCTGCCTTGTTTGTGCTTGGCGATGTGCACAACCTTGTCCTTTGTGAAATACCGCTTATTGCCGTTGTATGTTTGACAGTAAGCAAAGTCTGGAGGGTCAGCGAGTTTACCTGACTCGGATGGGAGAATCTTCATCGTGTCTGCTGATATGGGATAAATTGCTAGCAATTCGCCTCCATAACTCCACCCGGTCATTGTTACGCCGTCTGCTGTTACCTCGTGTTCTTCATCCCTTGAACCGCTAAACTCGATGTATGCATCTCCGAATAATTGCAAGTCATAGATGAGAGACTCTAGCCACTCATCCCCGACATCATCTGGATTTGGATTATTGAAAAAGGCCTGCAACTTATCATACTCGCTCAAATCCCCCTGCTCAACATTTGGTGCCAGCACGAACTTGTAGCCATTGCCGAGACAGTCATCAACCGTGCGCCGCAGAATTGCATTTACCGTCTCCGATGAGTTCGCAATTTTACGCAATAGAGAATAGGAGACATCAGTTGGGACCGCATTGGTACTCCCAACCGATGATGTCTGGATGTTTAACTTGCTAAGACTCGCTAGTGCTTTCCCATCCCAGACGAAGTCCTCATCCCGGTTGACTCGAGGATTTAACATGCCATTCAGTTGTTCGACATCCTCTGGCGAAGGCCTGTTCCTGAACCAATCCCTGATGCGTCTGCGCTGTGCCACGCTTGACCGCAACAAGTGGTGGTCCTTTACGCATTCGGCACTCTTGATAGTGTGAGACCCGGCTTCCACAACCATTCAGGGCCTTCTCTGGTGGGCATTATGTCGGGCATTACTGGTGTTGGCCCATCGTTGCGAGTCATAGGCACTAACTTCTTGAGTGAGAAGTCCCTGCCGAATCTATCCTTGTACTTCAGCAAGCACATCGAACAAATAGGCAGAGTGTCGGCTTTTTTACTATCCATCCACTGCTTCTGCCAGTTTTTGTCCTCTGGGTCGAAGCCACAAAGCGGCAACGGTCCCTCGATGGAGACGTGCATACAAGTGGGTGCGTATGTCCCATAATCCGACATACTATCACTCCTTGTCTGGATGTCCTTTAGGGAGACGGTCTTTAAGCCATCCGTTCAACTTCTTCTCGATGTCTTGCTTGATGTCGGTCATCGCATCCGCAAACCGCTTCGCGCTAACCGTATCATCAACCAACTCATCTCGAATCAGGTCGAGTTCAATCTCCTCGAGAATGTGTTTGAGAATCTCATACTTCGCGTGATTCTTGCTTGCTGCTCTCATCTCTCATCCCTCGGGCACTCAATGTCCTCGCACGGTTCACCCGGCTTCAAATTGCGTTGCAATCGGGAAAATATGCAAATGTTGCATGGCTCGCCATCATCACGGACGCCGTCCTTGCAGCCCACTTCATCCTCGCTCTTGACTTCTGTCATGATTCACCAGAGCGTCCCACAGTACTTAAAGATGTCTGACTAAACCATTTGTCAAACGACACAGTCTTGCAATCGGGTTTGTAGTCGGATGGTTCGACTTGCTTCAAGTAAATGTCTTTCCTGTTCTCTCCAGTCGGCTTGACAAACT